CAGGTTTGATCTTTTGGTTTGCTACCAGATCAGCAATTTCATCAGAACCAATCTCACCTTTGATAGCGCGAGACACTAGGCCAGCATCATAGGCAGTCGTAGCCGAGCCATCGCCATCACCCTTTTTAAGAGTCTGGATGCGGCGAAGCTTCTCCATCGTTGCCATACGAAGACCAGGAGACCACAACTCAGGGTTTGTTTTCACAGCTTGGTTAAGAGCCTTAAAGCCGGAGTCCACGCCTTTATCGAGGGCAGTTGTAAGGATGTCGTTGATATCTTTTTGCTGATCTCCACCACGGCCAATACGATCCATATTTTCCTGAAGGTTGTTCTTCTGGATTGCTACGGAGTAAGCCTTATCTTCAAGGTCATCAATTACCTTAGCCATTCCAGGCTTGTAGTAGATCCCAGGAGTACCGTCAGGGCGTTTGTCCTTAGCCCACTTAAGAGCTTGTCTGGCTTTCTCAGGATCACCACCAGCATTGATATAGGTATCAACCTGCTTGATAAACTCTCGATCCCAGTCACCATTATTCATGGCTACAAGACCAGGGTTCTCGGCGGAGCCGTCCCCTTGGAGGGTAAGCTTTAACTTAGCAGCGGATTCAGGAGTCCAACCAGCTTCAATAGTTGCTTTAAAAGCATCTGTCTTCTTCTGGTTTACTAGAGCCATGCCGTCAGATACTTTATCCTGAGCACCCTGTAGGGTAATCGCTTTAAGCTCAGGGAAGACCTGCTGATTCCAGCCACTCATGTAATCGCCAGAGACACCTTTAGGCTGATTCTTTTGCATCCACTGACCTACCCACTCTTGGGTGGTCATATTGTTTCGGTTAGGGTCGGCCTCAAAGTCAGCTTTAAGCTTCTGGCTATCTTCCATGCCAGCAATCAGAGAGTTAACAGACTCATAGCCTTTCTTAAAGCTTGGGCTAGAGAACCATGAGAACTTCTCTTTGTCTTCTTCAGGTAGCCCCAGATCTTTTAGAGCTGCTGCTTGGCCTTCGGCTACCTTACTCTCATGGTATTCCTTATTGATTCCATGATTTAGGACAGCCAGGGTTGGCGCAGCCTCCATCAAGGCAAGAGCTAAAGTATTGGCATCTGCTGTGGATGGGGTTACAAAATAGTTTCCAGGTTGAGCATAGACATTCAACCTACGGAAGGTAGGAGTGTCATACTTATGCTGATCCTCAACGGTTTGAACTACCTGCCGTGAGGGTTCATTAAAGGTAGTTTTACGTGCCATTATTTAGTCGCCGCCCGATAGCCCATGTAGGAATTACCTAAGCTGCCACCAATCTGTAGGCCGGTGCCTAGGAGGGTAGGAGCTTTGTTACGGGCTTGGTTAACAGCACTTACGTTCTGGTTATAGTTGGACAGAGCCGTAAGATCGGTTTGCTTCAGAGCAGCGGTACGGTTCGCTTCAATAGTTGCAATATCAGTGCCCTCTTGGAACTCAGAGTCCATCAGAAGACGGTCTTGAGTAAAGCCTAGCGCACCCGACTCTCCAGTAATAACCCGTAAGCGTCCTTGTTCAATCTGTGCTTGACGAGCACGTTCAGTCATATCGTTAGCTGATTGCTTACCGATCTGCTCACGTTGTTCCTGAAGCTGCTGATTCTGTAGTACAGCGTTGTCATAAGCTGCCTTTTGGGTAGCTTTGAGCTGCTCCTGGCCTTGGATGTAGCTAGAGGCGGCACCGCCTACAGCAGCTACTGCGGCGGCAGATGCAGCAATAGTTAAAGGATCACACATGGGTTCACCTGAATCTCATAAAGAATTGCATGAAGGGTTTCTTGTAGATACCAAACTCAATAGGATCTAGGAACGTAAAGCCTAGCCATTTCAACCATTGAATATGTACGGTATTACCAACCCAGACGTAGTTTGTTAGAAGATCGTGACCTTCACCCATACGGGCTACATAGTCCTTACACTCCCTTAGGAAGCTCTTCTTGATGTCTTTAAGCTCATCTGAGGCAAGCATCCAGGGGACACCCACATTGCCCGCATGAGATACCCCAAAGAGGGCTATAACTTTCTCTTTGTGAATTACAGCCCAGCACTTTGGGGATAGCTCAAAGGACTCTCTAAGAACATTGAAGGGGGTCTTCCCAGTCGCATAGTGAAGCTCTAGGACATCTTCTGCACGGAGCCTGGGTGCAAGAGAAGCACAGTCTTCATAGTAAGCCTCTCGGACATACGGCTTCTCTTTCCCATTCATTAGATTCTCCGTGATAGGGTAGACAGCACAGCCTCCCATTCAGCGGATTGAAGATTGCAGGGGAGGTAGGTATCGTTGATAAAGTCGATCTTTAAGTCTTTGGTATTGGAATAGACGGGTGCTCTGAGCTTCCCATCCTCGACAGCAAGGGAGCCAATAGTGGAGACACCAATCTCTTTACCCGTATAGATGTACCTATAGGCATCGCGCATCTTGGGAGTAACCTCAATGCGGATATAGGCGGTCTTTGAGTAGATCAGCTCAAGATTCTTGAGCATCATCTGATAGTGGGTAATAGGGGACTTATCGTTAAGGTCTTTAAAGTACAACTCAGACAGTCGATAAAGCATGGTGTACGGTCTTCCAAAGTACACTCCAGAAGCTGAGTAATCTCCGATAGCTGTAACAGTTGTGGCACTTGGCCTATTAACGGTAAGTACAACACCCTTGCGCGTACCAAAGCCACCACCTAAGACAGCCTCAATGTTGCTATCGGCATAAGGGAGAGTCCAGGTAGTTAAGCCTGTAGTAGCGTTGTAAGAGCCAGTAATCTTCTTCTTACGGTCTAGGTGGACAAGGATTCCCATGTCGCTATCTGTTAGACCAGCCTGGAAGTTCATCACTTCGAGGTAGATACCATCGCTACGTTGAATAACCAGATACAGGTTGTTGTTGATGACATCCCCGTTGAGGATCACATCAGTGCTATCAAACTTCCAGACACTCCAGGAGGACTGTGCCTTCTGGTCATCACTTCCCCAGTAGTATTTATAGACATGAACCTCATTGCGAGTAGTCGTATTCAGTACAAAGAGAATATCTTCAGAGTTGCTTGGGATGATCCTGAAGGCACCTGTAGGGATGTACTTAGGACAGTGAGCCGTAACATCAGAGGCATCGTTGGTGTACGTTAGAGGCTGTACGTAGTATTCGCGTACACCCGTCCATCCACCTTTCTCCACTGCAAAGTAGAGATCCTGACCAGCACCTACCGGCTTACACTTGGGGTTCATCTCGAACTCAGTCGTAGCGTTGATGTTGACAGTCTTAGGGGTCAACAAGTCACGAGCTGATAGCTGGAACTGCACCTGATCCGAGAAGAGCATCAAGGAGGTGTTAAAGGGGACTGCATACCGAATGATCGAAACCTTGGTATGGTTCACTGCCACATCAATGGGGTCTGAATCTAAAACCGCAGTAATGGTTTCAATCCAGTAGTTGAAGAAGTCACCAGCTCTGGAGAAGACGATATTCTCATCAGCGCAAAGACCCAGACGGTTACGGTGAAAGAAGATGTCATTGATCTTTCGCCCAACAAAGGAAGGCTGTGGGTTGCTGTTATCGTCCCCAACAATACGGGTATTCCAGTCCGTAGTCTTAAAGGTAAATGTACCATCAGAATTACGGATCAACTGGAAGGGCATCGTGGCTGCATCAAAGGTGGTTTTAACACCTGGCTTAACAGTCTCACGCCAAACCGACCCATCCCATTTCACATAGTAGGAATCGAACTGGTTGTTATTGTCACCTGAGACTTCCCAGATATCGCCAGAGGTGTTCCCTGTAGAGGGAAGATCAGTGAACCGTTGCTTGCTACCTTTAACCGACCCTGTAGCGGTTGCTGAAGTCATCGCCGTAGCAATGTTCTTGTTGCAGATAAAGGTATAGTCAGCAACAGTAACGGCAGCAAAGCCTTCACGCGGAACTGTATTAGCAAGGTAGGTTTTCCCATTGGGGAAGTTAACGGTCATCTTTGTGCCAGAGAAGTCATAAACTTCAAGGTCACCGTTATAGATCACCAGGATGTAACGCTCGGTACTATCGCGGTTGATAACGTGAACGAAAGCATCGTTAGCCGTATTGGTCGTTAGACGGGCTAAGTGTTGAGTGGGTGGACGCTTCTTTAGTCCCTCTACAATGGAACTAAAAGCGTTCTCCTGTACCTCACACTGGGTAGGTAGTCGCATAGAAGGAGCCTGTTGCGATACCCCCTGATAGAGGTTAGGGATTGATCGGTTAATGAGTGCCATATTAGCGATCCATTACACGGAATACGTCATAGTTCTCAGCCATGTTGTAATCGGCAGTAGACGCATCAGCAGCTAAAGCTTCGGCACGAGCGCGTTGTTCTTCTTCATCGGTGAAGGCGTTGATCGTGTCGCTAGAAAGGAATCGACGCTGAAATACACGGGCTGCACGAATGGTGATGTATCTGCGGAGCTGTTCAGGACACTGCTCAAACGCAAGGAAATACACCACATCAAACTTCAGAACCTCAGGGAACACATAGGTGTGGTTGAGGCGATCATAAAGTCTGTCACCACGTTGGACAGGGTTATACCTGCCAATGTAGTCATCGATCATGTCGATCTTAAGAATGTTCGGGGGAGTTAGGATGTAGCCATCAAGAGTCAATGGCAGTTGTACTTTGTACTCAGAATTAAACTCCCAATCCTGAGACTGAATTTCACGAGAGACATCATGGAGGATCTGACGAGCAATATCTACGGAAGCCAGTCCTGGAATATCAAGTGAGTTTACGGGGGCTTCTCCTACAACTCCCAGGATAGTATTGACAGCATCCAGTTCAGATGTAGGCGTTAGGGTGAGAGCCATAAGGGAATCCTGTATATATGAAAAAACCCCCCTTAGGTTTTCCTAAGAGGGGTCTAGGGTGAAGCTAAAGACTAATTAGGCAGTCTTCAGTTCGACAGCAGCTTCCGGACGCAGGACACCATGACCAGCGGCGTACTTAGCTACGATCAGGGTACCTTGACGGCGAATGTCATACTGCGATTCAGTTGCCATGTCCATCAGCTTGACGGTACCGACAGCCGACTTGTGCATCACGAGACCAACAGTAGTCGTGAAGTTACCTTGGTAGGTAGCCACGCCCGTGGTGATGTTGGTGCTAGGCAGGTGAACCGTCTTAACGATTTCAATACCACCGACCTTCAGGATGTTACCTTCCGAGATCGAACCCTGACCACCGTACCATTGGTTGATAACGGTGGTGTTTTGAGCCAGCAGGTAGTATTGAGCCGGACGGAAGTAAGCGGCACGGTCTTCACCAGGAACCGACTTCTCATCCAGAGCTTGAGCAGCAGCGAACAGACCCGAAGCCAGAACAGCAGCATCGCTACCGTACGAAGCGTTAGTCAGCGAGCTACCACCATCGCCACCCGAGAAGGTAGCAGCCGAGCGTGCAGCCAGAACACCAACTTGAGCCACGTTCTTATCGTACTGGTAAGCCAGTGCCAGACCAGCTTCCTTCGAGTAGATACCACGGACATCGTAGTGGTTCATGGCTTCATCGATGTTGCTAATGAAGCTAGATGCCAGCAGCAGACCATCAATGGTGATGACCTTTTCTTGCATCGGGATCACATCGCCAGTGATTTCAGCACCAGGCGTGTGGTATGCAGCCGTGGTACGCCACGTTGCAGGGAATTGTGCCGACTTACCCGAGCTGATCGAACGGCTCAGAGTGCGGTCTTTGAACACGGTGGCCTTCTCGAAAGCGGCGAGAACTTCGCCAGAGAAGACCTTGAGGAATAAAGCGGTGTTATCGCTACCACCTTGGATTAGACCAAGGCGGCTGGGGGATGCGTTAGCCATTTATAGTTACCTATGTATAGAGATTAAAGAGGGTTGTTTAGAACTCTCAGTACCTATCTCCACACTCCACACACAAGATTGTCCTACCTCAGCAGGGTCAAGGTTGTTGTATGTTCGAGTACGTTATGTTCTTAAAAGGTGGGAGGTGCCCGATTACTCAGTCACCTGCCCGAAACTACTTAGGGAAGGAGGAGACCCTAAGTTAGAAAATGTCACTGCGTTGCAGACGTTCAACGACTTCTGCGCGGTACGCAGGGTCTCGCTCATAACGGGCATCTTTGATTGCATCCACGTATTGAGCACGAGACAGGAAAGGTTTGATAGCTTCACCAGAGGAGTTGGTGTTACCCATAAGCTGACGCTTAGGGGCTTGACCATTGGCTCTGTCGTACTGTGCTTTGAGACCCTGGACAGCCAGGTTTACAGTATCCATATTCTTTGAAGCCACTGCTTCGTTATAGGCTTGGAGCTGACCTTGGGTAAGGTTGTCTTTAGCCCAGTCAGTAATTTCCTTGTAGGCTTCCTGACCACCAATCGAAGACAGAACTTCATCCTGGTACTTCTCGGCCAAAGCCATCTGACCCTGAATGTAGGCATCTACGGTTTCTTTTGGAATCCCTTTGTCTGCCAGTTCCTTGTAGGATTTTTCAGAGAGTTGACCTTGAGCAGAGAACTCTTGGGTGAGTCCATCAAAATCAATACCTTTGCTAGTGACTAGCTCACGGGCTTGATCTGCATTTTCTACTTCGGTTTTAGCTTCAGCAGGTTTATCCTGATTCTCAGGGACTTGCTTAGGCTGCTCCTCTTGTTGCTGAGGTTGAGCCTTCGGTTGGCTCATCTTCTTTTCTAGTTCTTGATAGCTTTTCAGCAAAGCATCAACATTTACTTGACCATCATCGGTCATAAACTTCTTGGGAATACCCGAATCAGCATTAGGATCACGGTGGGTATTACCTGCTTGAACTGCCGCCTCGCCCTTCTTCGCCATCTCTTCGATGTACGCTGGGTCTTCTGGCGGCAGGTCTGTAGTCATATTCAGTTGTTCCAAAGTTTCCTCCTTTATGGAACTTAGTAGTCGATACGGACAGTGCCGTTATCCAGAGTGGTTACCTTGGCACCAGCCGGTGCTTCAGGCTTAACTTCTTTGACCGGCTTCTTAACCGGCTCTTGTTTCTCTTCTACGACTACTTCTTCTTTAACTTGTTCTTTAGCCATGTTTATCCTTGTTGGGCAGCTTCAGCTACCTGTTGATTGATGTTGTCGGCAATCCCGCTAACGGCATTAGGTGTAGCTGCAAGCATCATCTGCTGCTGCATAGCCTGTTGCTGTTCCTGAGCAATCTCTTCTTTCGTCTTAACGATGTCTTTGGTATCCAAACCAATAGAGGCACCGGCACGAGTAAGGATCTGATCCATCTTGAGAGAACCTTGGGCACCGAGAGACACTGCTGTTTGAACGAACATCTGAAGACGTTCAAGATCCTGAGAGCGTCCAATAGCTTCCATACCAGTGATGATGGTTGGTTTGACAATTCCCTTAGGCAGCTTCGGAATACGCTTGGTCTTCTGTAAGCGGTCCAAGATAACCGTTAGCATGGGTAGCTGGAATTCCTGAGTCAGTACCGAGTAGATACCACCCAAGCCATCTTCAAGCTCACGAGCCATGTAACGGATCTCTTCAGCCGTGACACGTTCACCTGGACGTTGGACAGCCGTATTCAGCATGAAGGCATAACCCAAGCGATCATTGATGCTTGAGGCAGCTTCAAGTGCTACACGGAAGTCAGAGGCTTTTTGTGCCTGGAGCGTTGAGACATCCTGAGCCATGCCTGTAATCACTGCCAGGTTCTTTGACTCTACTAGGTCTTTCTTCTTAGTGAGACCGTTAGGGTTCACCATGAAGACCAGCTTGGCAGAGGCAGCAGCACCTTCAACGATTGCCTTAGTGAGACCTTCGAGTGACTTGAGATCACCGAGGTACTCTTCAACGTAGCTACGTCCGTAGTCTTCGTTATCAACAGCAATCAAGCGTAGGGGGAGATAGGGGAGTTTGTCTTTCGGGTACTTGGCATACGAGTCAGGTACCATCTGTCCATTCACTTCCTGATACACCTCGTAGGCAGATTCTTCATCTTCAAGCTCAATACGGGTGAACAGGGGAACTACACGGGACTTATCATCTGAGTCAGGTACGCCACAGGCTTCACGTACTTCAGGGGTCAGGATGTCTGGGTTAATCTCTTCCTTGATGACAATCTCAAGGACGTTACCCATTGTGTCTCTACGGACAACATAGCGATCCATACGGAAAGCACGGATCTGATTAGTTTTCTCTGGGAAGTGGAGGAGAACATTGCCGGAGCAGATCAACTGCTTCATGCCTTCAAAGATTGCCATACGAGCATTGGACGAGTTAATCTCATCCATAGCGGTACGTTCAATCGAGGCCAGGACTGCTTCGACTTCCCCACGAGCAACACCAAACTCTTGCAACACCTTGTCTTCAACTTGGAGTTTGAAGAAAGGATGGTTGGGAGGGAGGAGTGCAAGGAGCAGCTTTGAGGCAAGGGTGTTGACACCACGGGCACCAATCCCTTGATAAGGGGTATCAAACTTGGTGAAGTTACCGTGACCAGCCGGAGGCATCAGCATAGGGATGGTGAACTTCGCACAATCACGAGCACGGAGCAGGTGAGGAAAGCGGTAGCTCTCTAGTGCGTTATAGCGGGATGCGGCGGTGCCATCATCCTTCAGCTCATTCTCATCGTCTTGCTTTAAGGCTACCCGTTCATATTCGGTCATAGCCATTTAGTTACCCCGAAATGCCAAGACCTGCACCACCATTACCAGTGACACCACGCGAAGCTGCAATCAACGGATCAAGATCGATACGAAGCTTGCTCTTGCCTACACGGTTAGCGTTGATAGTAGCGGTATCTGTATTTTGGGTAG